ATATGGCGCTTAAAGGCGGGCTTGGCTATGGTCGACAAGTTCTTGTTTGGGGAAATAAGTCTGCAGGAAAGTCTTCGTTTTGCTTACAGATGATTGCTCTTGCACAAAAAGAAGGAAAGACTTGCGCTTGGATTGATGCTGAAGCTTCATATGATCAGGCATGGGCAGAGATGCTAGGAGTAGATTCATCTTCCCTTATTTATTCTCCAGCAAAGACTGTTAACGACATGGTTGATGTTGCTACAAAACTTATGGATGCTGGAGTAGACATTATAGTTGTTGACTCAATATCTGCACTATTACCAGCAATTTATTTTGAAAAAGATGGAAATGAAATGAAGGATTTGCAAGACACCAAGCAAATCGGCGCTGAAGCAAAGGATATGACTCACGCAGTCAAGATGTTAAACTATGCAAACAAGAATACACTATTGGTACTCATCTCACAGCAAAGAAATCAATTTGGATCTATGCATGCTTCCCATATCCCAACAGGGGGAATGGCAGTCAAGTTCTTTTCTTCAACGGTCATTAAGTTATGGTCCTCAGAAGCTGAAGCAAATGCGATTAAGGCAGGCATTAAAGTTGGTGACAAGATCATTGAACAAAGAGTTGGCAGACCAGTCAATTGGATTATTGATTACAACAAGCTCGGCCCCCCTAACCTTTCAGGGCAATACGACTTCTATTACCAAGGAGAATCCCTAGGGGTTGATCTGGTCGGAGAGACGCTTGATGTTGCAGAGATGGTCGGTGCAGTTGAAAAGGGTGGAGCTTGGTACACGGTAAATGGAGAGAGACTTCAGGGTCGTGCTAAAGCTGTGACTTATTTAAGAGATAACCCAGATGTAGTTGAAAAGCTTATTGAGGATATCAGTGCCAAATCTTGATGAATTTTTAAACAAGACCAGCATTAAGTCTGTTTCTCTTGATGACAGGGTTGAGGTTATACAGCAAATGAGACCATGCTCAAAGTGCGATTTATATGTTGACTCTTATAACTTTAATAACCAAACAATGGAGATGAGTTGGGTATGTAAAGATGGACATGAGACAAGGTATAGTGTTGGGTAATGTCAGAAAGATCAGAAGTTAAAAGAGACGGCGCAAAAGCACAGAAGAATTCTGGGCGTGGGGATTATCAAAAGGGTGATGCACAATGGAAGCAGTTCCTTGTAGATTACAAAGAAGCAGGATCATCATTTACTCTAAACAAAGATAACTGGGCAAAGATTTGTACAGATACCTTTAAGGTAAATAGAGATATGCACCCAGCACTAAAAATTATTATAGGAAAAGATTCAAAGGTTAGGTTAGGGGTTATTGAATGGTCGGTTTTAGAAGAACTTATACAGTTTTGGGAGGAAAATTATAATGGCTAAGCATACAGTTATTAATATTTTGTCTAAAGAAGAGTGTGAAGTATATGTAAATAAGATAGACTTGCTAAGTGAGCACTGGAGGAAAAGAGTTGTTGGACCTACACACCACTATACGTTAGGGACTGCAACATATCTTGATATAGAGCCATACGGAGATGTAACTGAAGAACGAATTAATTTAATTAAAGAAAGCAATAGTCTACTGCAAAAGAATTTTTCAACCCTATATAATAAGGTTTTGCATTATATAGAAAAAGAGTACGGTCCAGCCGAGCTAGTTGTAGATGGTCCCATCCCAGGATTTTTTATTTATGGGGAAGCAAGACCAAATGATATTGTAGAAGAGCCAGAAGAGCCACGGCGTGGCAGGGTGTCTTTGCATACAGACGGACAAGAGAGATGTCTTGAGTATATATGGTCTAGATATAGCGATGTAGAAGAAGAGACAATTGCGTTTACACTTGCCCTAGAGATGCCAAAGAATGGTGCATCATTTTTGTTATGGGATCAAGAGGACTTCGGCTTTTATTCAAGCTCTGAGTCTTCAAAGCTTTATAAAGAATATGATTATAATGAAAACCCATACAATGAAAAAGTTTTTAATGAAAGCATTTTAAATAAAATACCAGAGGTGATTGATCATATCCCAGGCAACATGTTAATTCAAAGCGGAGAGCAGTGGCACTCAGTTGGGTTTTCAACAGCGCCGTTTAGTACCGATAGAAGAATTACTTTACAAGGATTCGGTGTAAAGTGCGATGGAATCTGGAGGCTATTCTTCTAATGACTATGTTTTTATTAGGTTTAATGATAGGTTTTATTACTGGATACCCACTAGGGCTATTCATAGATTACTGGGACAAGAGGATTAAAAATGACAGAGGATAAGAATACCCTACAGCTTATTAGTGATATTACGGAGTTCAATGACCTTCATGAGTATATGAAGGACGAGCATCTTGATAAAGCTCTTGCAATTGTTGTAAAAATCCTAATGAATCCAGAAGTTCCATCTGCAAAAGCTCCAGTTTTAATTATGGAACTTCAAGCAATGTCGACAAAATTTGGAGTCATGGCTTCTGTATATTCTACTATTGCAAAAGATAAAGCTGGTACAGTAAATAACAATAAGAAGAACGTATATTATTCAGTAAAGGAGTCTATAGACAAACTTGTAGATGCACTTAAGTATGTGGTTAGGTATAACTAATGATTCAAAAAAGAATTATGCTGGTGTTTATTTTTATTGGTTCAGCAATAGGATTGTTTGTTTTAAATTCTAATCAACCAGAGTGCATTAACCTATACGTAGACTACGGAAATAATTCTACAGTAGAAAAGAAATGCGTCGGTGCCAGTGGTAAAGTTAATTCTTTAGATCTATTAAAGACAAATGGGTATAATATAGAGGGAACAGTAAAGTATGGAAATGCTGTTGTCTGCAGAGTAAATAATTTTCCCAACAACAGTGTTGAAAAATGCCAAGACATGCCACCAGAAAATGCATATTGGGCCGTGTTAGTAAAAAAGAATCAGGCCTTGCCATTTCCAAGAAATGAATGGGGCTGGGCACAAAAGGGAATTAATGAAACTTTTGTCGAACCAGGAGACCACCTTGGCCTAGTATTTTCTACTAAAGGAGAAGTAAGATGGCCGTAGAATTATTAGAAGAAAAGGTTAAGAATAAATCTTTTCCAGTATTAATTATTGCTCAGCTTTTTATAACAGTTTTTGCTTTATCTGTAGTTAATGAAATTGCAGTAGATGTTTGGCGTTCTTTAAGGGGTCATTGATGGTAACACTAAGTAAAATTTATACTAAAACTGGCGATGATGGGCAAACCTCTAACGCTAATAACGAAAGGGTGTCTAAGACTAGCCCTATAATGGAAGCGATAGGTGCTGTAGATGAGGCCAACTCTGCTATTGGAATGGCAACCGATGAGTATAATGATATTATTGAAAGAGTTCAGAGCGACTTGTTTGATCTTGGTGCAGAGCTTGCAGGTGCCCCAACAATAACAATATCTGAAAACAGAGTGACATATTTAGAAAATGTAATTGATGACTACAATGAATATCTAGAGCCTCTTAGATCTTTTGTTTTACCAACAGGCCCACTGCACAATGCAAGGACCGTTGTAAGAAGGGCAGAGCGTGAGGTTTGGAAGATCGAAAACGTAAACCCAAACATTGCTAAGTATTTAAATCGTCTATCAGACTTATTGTTTGTTATGGCTAGATATCATAATAAAGGAAAAGAAAAGTTGTGGGTACCAAATAATGGCTAGAGATATTGTAAAGAACCTTAAGTTTAAAAAACATACTGGAAAGTTCTTTGACCCAGAAAAATTTGCAGATCTACTTGACAAGTCTTATAGGGATACCAAACGTGCAGATGGATCAATGACTAAGAAAACATTTAGTCCAAGTTCTTTAGGTTATGGTCACGGAAAGTGTCCTAGATACTGGTATATGGCATTTTCTGGAGCAGTATTTATTGACGATAATGATGCTGTAGCAATTGCTAACATGGCGCAAGGAACACAGGCTCACGAAAGACTTCAAAAACTTATATCGACTATGCCTGAATGGCGGGCGGAAGAAGAAGAGATAGTTAATGAGTATCCACCGATTAGAGGATTTATAGACCTAATTATGGAATATGATGGCGAAACGGTAATTGGAGAAATTAAGACGGCAAAGCAAGAGGTATGGGATACTCGTCAATCAGAGATGAAGTCATCAGCAAACCATATGCTTCAGCTACTTACCTATATGAAGCTAAAGAATGCTAAAGAGGGATTCTTTTTGTATGAGAATAAAAATACACAAGAAATATTAATCATACCAATTTCAATGAATGAGAAGAATAAGAAGATCATTGAAGATGCATTCCTCTGGATGCAAGAAGTATACGACAACTTTAAAGACGGCGATATCCCCATGAGACCTGCTGGGGCAACTAAGTCTAAAATGCCTTGTACATATTGTCCTATCAAAAAGGAATGCTACAGTAAAGATACCCCGATTGGTACAGTTCAGATTGAGCTGTTTGAGGTTCCAGTTATATGATATGCATAAACCTAGAATGTAAAAAAGAGTTCAACGCAAAAACTCATAACCAAAAGTATTGTTCTGACGAGTGCTGTAGAATTGCAACAAATAAAAGGATCATGGAAAAATACTATGAAAAGAAGGCAATTAAAAATGGTGCAGTTAGACATTGCAAAAAATGTAAGTCTGATTTAAGTAGGTATAATGCAGAAAATATTTGCTCTTCTTGTCAAAAAATTAACTACAAGAAGACAAAAGATTTAGTTGCAGAGATTATAAATGAAATTAGCTAGCCTAGTAAAGACAAAAGCAAATAGGGTTTTGGGCATAGATGCCTCTACAAACTCTATAGCTTTTTGTTTAATGGAGGACGATGTTCCTTTAAAATGGGGCAAGATTAATCTAGTTGGTGAAGATATATATGAAAAAATTTACGATGCAAAAAACAAAATGGCAATGATGTTAGATGAATTGAAGAGTGATTATATTGCTGTAGAGGGTGCGATACTTGTCAGATCACCCGATGCTGTGATAAAATTGTCTTATGTCTATGGAGTTGTTATTGCTGAGCTTATGTCTACTGGTGCTAAGGTTATTACTATTAGCCCATCCTCGTGGCAGGCGTACATTGGCAACAAGAATCCGACAAAAGATGAGAAGTCTGCAATAAGATTATTGAACCCAGGCTACGCAGAATCCTGGTATAAAAATCAATTAAGAAATATGAGGAAGCAGAGAACTGCTGACTACTTTAACAAGAAGTATGGTTTAGAAATTGTGGATTTTGATGTTGCAGATAGCTTTGGTATTGCACATTATAGTAACCAGGTGCTTACTAAGCGATGAAACTTTATCAGAGTAAAGATTGGCTGTACAGAAGGTACATAGTACAAAAGAAAACGGTTACAGAAATAGGTAAAGAGTGCGGTGTCTCTGCTATGACCATACAGAGATATTTACAAGAGTTTGGACTGCTAAGAAAAAAATGAGCGACTACCCAAATAAATCGGGCGGGTACCAGGCATGGATAACCGACCTTCAATTAATTGCAACAGATGCACCATCAGGACAAAAAATTATTGTTGAGTGTTTAGAGATGGCAGAGATGCTAATTAAAAAGAATGTGTCGTATGGAAACTCGGCGCTAGATCCAATTCGTATATTTTCAAAGGCGGATTCAAAAGAACAGATTAGAGTCCGTATTGATGACAAGCTAAATAGAATTCAGAATGATCAGGCCTTTCCTGGAGATAATGATATTGATGATCTAATTGGATACCTTATCCTTCTTAAAATTGCCAACAAGTCCTAGTCAACTAAAACGTGGTATAATTTATATATGAGCGAATTAGAGCCAGCAGTACATTTTGACCGCATGAATAAGGTCGTAGAAGAGCTTTTGAAGGGCAATTCAGCAACCCAGATAGCAACTATCACTGGGTACTCAAGGAAAGAAGTTCTAGAGTACCTAGACGAGTGGAAGTCTGTTGTGCATAACGATAGCAATATTCGTGACCGTGCAAGAGAGGCAATATCTGGAGCGGACCAACACTACGCAATGCTCATCAAAGAGGCCTGGAAAACCGTAGAGGACGCAGATACCCAAGGCCAACTAAATGTTAAGGCGGGAGCCTTAAAGCTTATAGCAGATATTGAAACAAAAAGAATAGCAATGCTTCAATCAGTGGGAGTATTAGAGAATACAGAGATTGCATCACAACTTGCAGAGACTGAAAGAAAGCAAGAGATACTTGTAGGTATACTTAAAGAAGTTACCGCAGGGTGTCCTAAATGCAAGATGGATGTTGCAAAGAGATTGTCTCAGATAACTGGAATAGTAGAGCCTGTGTATATAGATGCAGAGGTTACAAGCAATGTTCAATAAAGATGGATTTGAAAAAATAGGCGAAGATATATATGTGTATCATAATTTTGTTACAGAAGAAGAATGCAATTATATTGTAGATATTGCCAAGTCCCTTACAGAAGAAGAATGGGTTGGAAGATTCAATACTACTGGAGAAGGTCACAAGACATCTAATAGATCCATAGACCAGCTAGTTCCAATAAAAAAGAGGCTGTCTGACAAACTAGAAGAAGGAATATATCTAGCAGAAAACATTAGCATTGTGCGGATGAGAAAAGGTGCAACCTGGGGATTACATTCAGATAATCATGACTTCTTAGACTTAATAGCAGCAAGCAAACTTTACACTGAGGGACAAGAGTACACATTAGAAAAAAATAATATATGGGGTCTCGTAATGTACTTTAATGATTTCGATGGAGGAAGATTGTTTTATCCAAATCAAGGCATAGAATATCAACCTAAAAGAGGTGATTTAGTAATACATAGCTCAGAAGAACATTGTCTTCATGGAGTAGATGAATTAAAGAGTGATGTTAGATATTCACATTCAAATAATTTATTTAACTATATAAAAGTACCGAAAGGGATTTAATGTCATTTGATTTTTCTGATTTAATTGATATCCTTGACGGCGAAGAGTTTGAAGAAAAGCCTGTAGACTTACGTACATTTGTCAATGATCCAAACTACTTAGGTCTTCCAGAACTCTCAGAATATCAATATACTTTAATTGAAAAAAGTTCACAGATATATAAAGAGTCTACATTAAAAAAATTGTTCGGAGAAGAAGAAGGCCATACCAGATTTAAGCAAACGGCTAACGAAGTAGTAGCCCAGCTCGGCAAAGGTTCTGGAAAAGATTACTGTTCAACAATTGCTGTAGCCTATATAGTATATTTACTATTATGCCTAAAGGATCCCGCTACATATTACGGTAAACCTCCAGGGGACTCTATCGATATTATTAATATTGCTATAAACTCTCAGCAGGCAAGCAATGTATTTTTTAAAGGCTTTAGAAGCCGCATAGATAAGTCCCCATGGTTTGTCGGTAAGTACTATGCCAAAGCATCAGAAATACAGTTTAATAAAGCAATCACCGTCCACTCTGGTCACTCAGAGCGTGAAGCTTGGGAAGGCTACAACGTAATTGTTGTTATCCTTGATGAAATCTCTGGCTTTGCAATTGAAAATACAACAGGACACGATCAGGCAAAAACGGGTAGTGCGGTGTATGATATGTACAGGGCATCAGTAGACTCTCGTTTCCCAGACTTTGGAAAAGTAATTCTTCTTTCATTTCCAAGATTTAAGAATGATTATATACAGCAAAGATACGATGCCGTAATTGGAGAAAAAGAAACGGTAATCAGAGAGCATAAATTTAAGATGTATGAGGAGTTGCCAGACGGAACTGAAGGTAATGAGTTTGAGATTCAATGGGAAGAAGACCATATAATATCTTACAAGATACCTAAAGTTTATGCACTTAAGCGCCCGACTTGGGAAGTTAATCCAGTTAGAAAAATTGATGACTTTAAAACAGCATTCTATACAAACCCAACAGACGCTCTTTCAAGATTTGCTTGCATGCCTCCAGATGCGGTTGACGCATTTTTTAAGTCAAGAGAAAAAGTAGAAAAAGCATTTAATATAGGTGCAATTGCTGTAGACAATTTTGGAAGACTTGAAGAGTGGTTCCTGCCAGACCCAGATAAAAAATATTATATACACGTAGATTTAGCGCAAAAGCATGACCATTGTGCAGTAACCATGGCACATGTTAATAAATGGGTTAACGTTAAAATAACAGATGCCTACTCTCAGCCAGCACCTATTGTGGAGGTTGACGCAGTCAGGTATTGGACACCAAAGCCAGACAAGTCTGTTGATTTTACTGAAGTAAAAGATTATATCCTTTCTCTTAAAACAAGAGGATTTAATATAGCAGTATGTACCTTTGACAGATGGAACTCTCATGATATGATGCAACAACTAAAACAATATGGCATCAATACAGAGATTCTATCTGTCGCTAAAAAACATTATGACGACATGGCAATGGTCGTTGCGGAAGAAAGATTAATAGGTCCACACATACCATTGCTTATAGATGAATTATGTCAGCTTAGAATTATGAGAGATAAGGTTGATCACCCTAGAAAAGGTTCAAAAGACTTAGCCGATGCTACTTGTGGTGCAATATTTAATTCAATTAGCAGAACTAGGTTTGATAATAATCAAGAAATAAATGTACATACTTATGAATCAATGAATTACGACAATGATTTTGGGGCTAAAGATGACCCAGATACAACATCTTATAATCTGATCAGAGCACCCAGAATGCCTGAAGACTTAAAAGAAGCAATGGACAGGATGCAAATAATATGAGCGAATATCAAGAAAGGGCTAAAGAGTGTAAGTGTTGCAGTAAACACGTCCCTTTGCCTACGGTTATGAGGGAATACAATAATACTGTTGTCTGCCCAACTACATTTGCAAATATACTTGAATATAAAAGAATATGGGACTCTTACGGATCAAGACCAATGGGATCTATAAGAAAACATTTTTCAGAATATGTTCAGCAAATAGTAGAAAATTCTATTGACAAATCTGTATAAAAAATATATACTGATAATGTCAGCGCCAGTAGCTTAGTCGGTTAAAGCCCCGAACTCATAATTCGGTAATCGTAGGTTCGAGTCCTACCTGTCGCACTAGACCTCTGTAGCTCAGAGGAAGAGCAACAGACTTCTAATCTGTTGGTCGCTGGTTCGATTCCAGCCAGGGGTACAAAATGTACAACCGCTTATACAAGGAGAAAAAATGAAAACTATAGGAGATAAGCTCGGTAATTTTGCCGTTACTGGAGTCAAGCCTGGAGCATTGTCGTATGACGATTCTTCATTTGAAGTAATTAATCAAGATTCTTTTCCAGGCAAATGGAAAATTATTGTATTTTATCCAAAGGATTTTACATTTGTGTGTCCAACAGAAATTGTTGCGTATGACGCATTAGTAAATGACTTTAATGATCGTGATGCAGTTTTAATGACTGGATCAGTTGATAACGAATTCTGTAAGGTCGCATGGCGAAATGCACATGACGATTTAAAAAAGACAAACTCCTGGTCATTTGCTGATACAGCACACCAGCTAGCAAGCGATTTAGGAGTCCATCATCCTTCTGGAGTTACATATCGTGCAACATTTATTATTGATCCAGATAATATTATTCAGCACATCACTGTCAATAATCTAGATGTTGGAAGAAACCCAGATGAAACTTTACGTGTACTAGATGCACTTCAAACAGGAGAGCTCTGTGCATGCAACAGATCCCTTGGTGGAGAAACTCTATAATGTCATGGGTTGAACAGCTGAAGGATTCCTTGCCAGAATATGCTAAGGACATCAAGTTAAATCTTGATGCTGTTATTAATAGATCAACTATTGATTCAGAGCATGCTACTTACCTTGCAATTGCAGCAGCATTTTCAACAGGCAACGCTAAGCTTCTAACCTTTATTGTTGCTAGCGCAACAGATGAAGTTGAAAAAAATGCTGCTTTGACTGCGGGAGCAATAATGGCGCAGAACAATGTGTGGTATCCATTTATTGAAATGGCAGATGATCAAAACCTTAAGGGTTTGCCAGCTCAGCTAAGAATGAATGCAATTGCATCTCACGGAGGCACAACCAAGGCCAAGTTTGAAGCCTACTCTTTGGCGGCATCTATTATCGGCAAATGTCATTTTTGTGTTAAGGCACATTACGAGACACTAAAAGAAGAAGGTTATTCTGTAGAGCAATTGCGTGATATCGGAAGAATTGCAGCAACAGTAAATGCTTTAGCAAAAATACTTTCTGCTTAAAGATAGTCCTGGGTAAGACTAAAACTGCCCACTATAAAAAAATAAGAAATGGTATAATGAATATATGGAATCATTTAGTTATCCAGAAAATATGACAGAGGTTGTGCATAGGCCTGACATAGTTGAATACAAAAATGTATTAACTAAACAGGACTGTAGCAACATAATAAAATACTGGAATAGCCTAGATGACTGGTCGCTTTCATGCTTTTACAACTCTTATGTAATTTCAGGCAAAAAACCAAACACCCCAGAAGCTGGGCCATTGCTTAGACAAATTCAATTAAAGTCTCAAGATCTTGCAGAAAAAGTATTTAAGTCAAAGCTAAGACAAATTAGCTTGAGTGCACATAGGTGGGATCCAGGTGCTTTTGCAGGAGATCATGCAGATAACGCAGAGCTTGATGGAACTCCTAACGCATGGCAAGAAAATAAGTTTGTAACAATGATTTATCTTAATGATGATTTTGAAGGTGGACTACTTACATTTAGAGACCACGGGCTGGCATTTAAACCAGAGACTGGGTCTTTTATTGTTTTTGATGTTGGCATAAAAAATGTACATGCTGTCACAGAGGTCCTGTCTGGGCAAAGATATACCATGCTTGGCTCGTATGATTATGAGAATTCGTCATACGATAAAGATTTTCAAGAAATTAAAAATTCAATAAAAACAAATCAAGATAAACAAAAAGAAGAATGGTTTGAAGGCAAAGTCATGCCCTCAACAACTGCTACGGCATACCAACCAATCAACTAAAGAAATCGGGAACCCAATGATACTCGTTAACACAACAGAGTTTACGTCTATTGAAGAAATTAAGTCTAATCCAGAAAAGTACAAAGATCTTTTTCTAAAAGACAAGATCATTGTATTTAGAAATGCTAATTTAAATAAAGAGCAACAGACAGACCTAATGGAATTTTTTGGAGATACCCTAGGTTGGTATCCAAATTCTTCAAACCGTAGCCCATCTGATTATGTAGAGGACCACCACAAACATATGGTAAACGGAAGGTACGCTACAAAAGACCAGCTTATGTTAGGCTGGCACACAGAGCACGTAGAGAATGAGAACGATTCTTTCCACGGCGCCACCTGGAGAATGGAAAAGTTTAACTGCCCAGAAGATTCAGGACATACATATTTTATGGATATGACAGAGATGTATGCTAATTTAAACAAAGATGATCAAGAATTTTTAGATAAATGCATAACCTATTTAACAGTTGTTGAGGCAACCTACGATAAAGAAGATAAGCAGACTCTTAAAGAGATTAAGCAGTCCTTTAAGACAGTAGATACGCACCCAATAACAGGAGAAAAAACATTAAGAGTTCATCTTGCGTCACCAACTCCAGAGTTTATATCCTTAGAAACATTTGATGGGCGAAATCCAAGTGCTGAAGAAAGAAATAATTTTAATCGTTTAATTAAATGGGTTTGCAATGAGGTATGGACAAACGAAGAAATTAGAATGGTTCACAAATGGCAAGAAGGAGACCTTGCAGTTCCAGATTTATATAAGCTAGCTCATGCAGTAAGCGGAGGATTTGTAGAAAATCAAAGAACTCTTCAAGGGCAATTTGGCAAAGCAACACCTTGGGGCCTCCCAATAATGTCTAAAAGCGGTTGGTAGTAGACTTCGTGGCTAAGAAAATGGTATACTAAGATTATGAAACAATTAATTAACTCACTACAGGAATTACAGTCAAACTCATTTATATATTCAAACCTTGTAAAGGGTTTTTATTTAAATACAGAGTCTGTTTTAATGAGACAGTCACAGATCGTATACAAAGAGATATACTTAGAGTCAGATAGACTGCTCATGGAAACCTCCCTATGGCTACGTAGATTAGGTGGAGAAGCCTTATATACTATTGAAGATATATCTGCATCACAAACCCTAGGCAATGTTAAGCCAGACACCTATTGTGGTGTTGAAATGGCAACGCATCTTGTGCCAATTAATAAAACAATGATTGAAGAGATTCGAGTTGTTACAGATCAAGCAATAGCAAGCAAAGAGTGGGCACTTGTTCCACATTTATCAGAATTGTTAAAGAAGCATCAAGAGTGGAATTGGATGCTAGAGTCAAGCTTAAAGCTCCCACCGAATCCGTGGAAGTCACTTAAGGATTAAATATGCAATTAGACACAACCACTAGCCCTTTATGTTTTGACGATATACTTCTTGTACCAAAAAGATCTGGTGTTGTCAGTAGGTCTGATATACAGTTTACATCTACAATAGGTAATCCCAATAACCCAGCAGCCTGGGTACACCTTGACAATGCATTTGTTTTAGCTCCAATGGAGTTTATTAGTAGCACCAAGATGATTAAAAAGGTTTTAGATAATGGTGGGCTTGCTTTTGTACAAAGATTTCAAACAAAAGAAGATAGAATTGCACAGTATAAACAAATTGTTTCAGAGTGTAAATGGACCGATAGATTAGGATTTTCTGTAAATAACTCAGAGGCAGAAGATAAAGATCTTATTGAACAGGTCCTCGCTACTGGGTGTAAGATTATATTAATAGACACTGCATACGGACACACAGACATGGCAGTAAATGCAGTAAAAAGATTAAGAGCCCTTCTTCCAAACTACATACATATAATGAGCGGCAACGTTTCTTCATACGATGCTTACAAAGACTTGATGGATGCAGGAGCTGACTCTGTAAGAGTTGGTATAGGAGGAGGCGCAGCATGTACGACAAGAATTGTAACTGGGTTTGGCACCCCAGTTCTTGGATCGATTATGGACATTTATCAAAACGTAAAGACAGACGAAGTAAATGGAATAGTTTCTGATGGTGGAATTAAAAATAACGGAGACATTGTAAAGGCTCTTGCGGGTGGAGCAAGTGCAGTAATGATGGGAACCGCTTTTGCAGGTCATGAAGAGTGTGACGGAATGACAAATGGAAAATTTTTATTTAGAGGACTTGCATCAGAAGGAATACAGTTGGATAAAGATACAGGGGAAAGGCCACCACTAAATGCTTTGCATATAGAAGGAGTCTCAGCTTATCTAGAAAATAAAGGCCCTGTGGAGTTGACTATTGCACAAATAATTAATAATGTTAAAAGCGGAATGTCCTATTGTGGGTCACCTACGCTAAAATCTTTCAGAGAGGACTGTAGATTTATTAAAGTATCTCCACAGTCGCTGAGAGAATCTGGAAGCAGAATATAAAGGAGAATAAAATGGCAGCAAAAGGAAGCTTAGAAGCAATCATTGAGGTTGCAAAAAAAGAAATTGGAACTATTGAAGGTCCAAAAGATAATGAAACAAAGTACGGAGCATGGATGAAGGTAAACTTTCAACCATGGTGTCAATCTTTTGTTTCTTGGTGTGCTCACACAGCGGGAGTTGCAAAATTCCCTAAGTCTGCATCAACAGTAGCAGCATCAGATCAGTTTAAAAAAGAAGGACGTTGGTCAGATGCACGTAATGACGACCCTCAGCCAGGAGACTGGATCTATTTTGATTTCCCAGACGATGGCGTAAATCGTATTTCTCATGTTGGTCTCTGCATTAAAAATAATGGAGATGGAACAATTCAAGTTATTGAAGGAAATACTTCAGGAACTGCAAAGGGAGATCAGCGCAACGGCGGAATGTGCGTAGAAAAAACCCGTGGTTATGTAAAGAACAACAAGAAGAAGCTTATCAATGCAGTAGTTGGCTGGGGAAGACCAGTATATGCTGGAGAAGAAAATGTACCACTTCTTAACAAGTTGGCAGCAACAGCACCAGCCGATGCTCCCATCAAGAAGGCTGCTCCTGCAAAGAAAGCGCCAGCTAAAAAGGCTAAGTAGTGTACGAGTACTACGTAAAAAAAGTAGAAGGTGTAGTCGATGGGGACACGATTGATGTCCTCATCGATCTAGGCTTTGATATACTGTTTGCATCAAGAGTTAGACTTGCTGGGATAGATACTCCAGAATCAAGAACAAAAGACTTGGCTGAAAAAAAGCTAGGACTTGAATCTAAAGAGTACTTAAAGTCTAAATTAAAAGATGCAAAGTCTGTTAAAATAAAGACGGAAAAAATGAACTCTTCAGAAAAGTATGGAAGAATACTTGGCTGGCTATTTATAGATGATCAGTCAATTTCTATTAACGAGCAAATGATTTCAGACGGATATGCCTGGTCCTACCTCGGTGATACCAAAGTAAAGGATTTTGAAGCACTTGCAAAGGCAAGATCAAAGTCTAAAAAATAACTTGCAATCTTAGTTGCCTAAATGATATAATAGATTAGTACCTGCCAAATGGGGGTACTAATTTAACTCGCTTAAAAGGAGCATAAAATGGTAACACAATTCGCAATGGATCTTTTCAAGGATCCATTTTTTATTGGTTTCAACCGAGAGTTGGAACGATTTAACAGTCTAAGTAAGGTAAACAATACAGCTTTTCCGCCGTATGATTTACTAAAGTTAGATGAGGATAACTATCAACTGTCTTTGGCAGTTGCGGGATTCACAAGAGATGATCTTACTGTATCTATTGAGGACGGAAGTCTTTGGATTACAGGTGAAATCAAAGAGGTAATTGACGCAGAGGTTGTTCATAAAGGAATAGCTGCACGTAAGTTTACAAGAATCTTTGAGCTTAGTGAATACATGGAAGTATCCAATGTCGAGCTGAAGGATGGAATGCTACACATTAATGTAGTAAGAAACATCCCAAAGGAAAAGCAACCAAAAGTCCTAAAAATTAAATAACATTCTGTACGTCGGTGGACATCGGGATATGTAGGAAGCGTACAGTCTGCACCTGAGCATGTGTTTAAAAGGCTCACTAACTAAGGAGTATTATGATTATTCAGATTATTGGGCTACCAGGCTCAGGCAAAACAGAGCTTGCAAAAGCACTCAAAGAGCGCATCAATGCGATACATCTTAATGCTGATGAGGTTAGATCAACAGTAAATTCAGATCTTGGATTTACTCCAGATGACAGACTTGAGCAGGCCCGCAGAATGGGAGCAATGGCAAGGTTAATTGCTGACCAAGGCGTTGCGCCAGTTATAGTGGACTTTGTTTGCCCTACAGAAGGAACAAGACAAGCATTTGGCAAGCCAGATATCTTTATCTTTATGGATACAATTGAAGAGGGAAGATTTGAAGATACTAATAAAATGTTTCAAAAGCCAACTAAGATTGACTGGATGTTTGTAAATCACAGGCTAGATCCAAATGAAAAGGCTTCTGTGATAATTGAAGAATTTAAGCTACACGATTGGTCTGCTCCTACCACCTTGATGCTTGGTCGCTATCAACCATGGCACGAAGGCCACCACGCCCTTTACAAAGAGGCTGGGAAAAGAACAGAGCAAGTCCTTCTTGGAGTTCGTAATACATATAATACAAGCGAAAAAGATCCACTTAAGTTTGATCAGGTAAAGGAATATATTGCCAAGGATGGATTTATGGATGGTGCACTAGTATTAAGACTACCTAACATTACTAATATTGTATACGGAAGAGATGTAGGGTACAAGATTGAACAAGTAGATTTGGGGGCAGACATTCATGCTATATCGGCTACGCAAAAACGTAAAGAAATGGGTATCTAAAATTTGGAATGCAATTAGTAAAGGGCCTAAAAATATGGAGTGGCCAGCATGAATGTATCAAAACAAAGATCAGCATTAAAGGCTATTACATGGCGTATAATTGGAACAGCAGATACCTTTGTTATATCTTGGGCTATAACTAAAGAACCAGTTACAGCTGGAGCAATTGCAAGCTTTGAAGTATTTACAAAAACTATCCTTTATTATTTTCATGAACGTGGGTGGAATAAAGTTAAGTGGGGTAGAAGGTAATGCCAGTATACGAATACAAGTGTTCATATGATGATGCACATGCCACAATGTCAGTACATAGATCAATTAAAGATGATGACCCAGGATATACATGCGTTGAATGTGAGTCATCAATGACAAGATTTTTTACTCCGTTTGGAATACAGTTTAAAGGTAACGGATTTTACAAAACAGATAATCCTAAGTAGTTTAAACTAACATTCTGCTATAATTACTAAGTAAGCAAAAATATTGCATTACTTAGGAGATACCTAGTTGACTAGAAAGTTACAGTATTTTTTAACCAGCCTTTTTATAATCGGCTGGCTTTTCCTTTTTAGTCCTAACTTTGCTAATGCTAATGAGCCTCCTGCTCCTGCAGAACAAGTTGTGGTAAGCCCTGCACAACAGGCAGTAAACACAGCCATTGCAACCGCAACCACAGAAGTTGCACAAGCCGCAGCTGCATCGGATACAGCAACAGTGACTATAGCCACTGCGGTTGAATCAGTAACAGCGTCTAACACTGCTGTAGCAGCAGCAAATACAGCGGTAGCAGCAGCGACGGCTGCGGTAGCAGAAGTATCAAATGTATCCTCAGCCGTAGAAACAGCAACAGCAGTTGTTCAAACAATTACTTCAACGGTAGCATCCGTTACAGAAGCCGTAGCAGCAATCCCAGTAAGCGCTACAACTCAAACACCAGAGGTTGTAGCGGCACAAGCAATAGTAACGCAAGCCGTTACTACTGTAGATTCTGCAATAGCCACTGTGATAGCAACAGCAACTCCATTAATGACAGAGGCCCCAACCACCGTTGCACAAGTAGCCACAGCAATTGCAACAGAAGTTGCCCAATCAGAGACAGCCACAGTTTTAGTTCAATCAGCACAGACAGCAGTAGATACGGCTACTGTAACAGTAGCTGCAGCAAATACTGCGGTGGCAGCAGTAACACCTGCACGGACAGAGGCTCAAACACAATTAACTCAAGCAAATGTAGCAATTAATAACGCTCAAGATGCAGTCAATGCTCTAGCGGCAACCATTGGCACTACCACAAACGTTTTATCTAATGTAGATGACGCTGGTGTTCGAATGAACCTTCCATTTAATTTACAGATGGGCGGAGTCACATACAATAATGTTTACGTTGGGTCTAATGCCACAATTACCTTTGGTGTAAATGAAGGTGGAAACTATTATTCTACTCCGAATGCGCCTTCTATTTCTATAGCAGGATATGACTGGACTACCTGGAGTAATGGATCTGGAATTACATACTCAACAACTACAAACACCCTTAGCGTTGCTTGGGATCTTAGAGTTTATCCTTTGCAAACAGCAGAAACACAAATGACTCAAGTTAGATTTAATGCGGATGTTAACCCTTCAGATGGCGCATGGCAAGCAGATGTAAGCGTGACTGGACCAATACCAAATGGTGCTAGGTTTAATGTAAGGGAGACTACAAATGGTCCCGTAACAAATATTAGTAATACAAGCACTACTACGGGATTTACTGGAACAATTAGTCAAGGCGCTGCATTTACTCCCACCCCTGATCCAGACAATGCAACAGTCTTGGCAGCAATTGATACAGCAAATGCACAAATTGCTACATTAAACTCAGCAGTTACTGCTATTGTTGCAACAAATACAGCAAATACAAATACAGTTATTGCACCAATTGCAACTGTTTCTGAAAATACAATTACATCATTAAATAATGCAAGCACAGACTTAACTAATAAAGTAGCGGCAATTGCAACAGTTTCTGTAGCAGTAGAAAAAGTAACTACAGCACCTACAATAGTGGCAGCAGCTCAAACAGTAATTGATGCAGTTCCTGCACCAGCGCCCTTGCCAGCCCCTGCTCCACCTGCACCAGTTGAACCACCCGTAGTCGTACCACCTGTAGATACAACACCCGTAGTCGTACCACCTGTAGATACAACACCCGTAGTCGTACCACCTGTAGATACAACACCAGTAGTCGTGCCACCTGTAGATACAACACCAGTAACTACCACACCAATTGACACAGAGCCTGTGGAAACAGAACCAATTGACACAGAGCCTGTGGAAACAGAACCAATTGATACAGAGCCTGTGGAAACAGAACCAACTGATACAGAGCCTGTGGAAACAGAACCAACTGATACAGAGCCAGTGGAAACAGAACCAATTGATACAGAGCCTGTGGAAACAGAACCAATTGACACAGAGCCTGTGGAAACAGAACCAATTGACACAGAGCCTGTGGAAACAGAACCAACTGATACAGAGCCTGTGACGGGATCAGAAGAAGCAGTAGAAGAATCTGTTGATGACGCATTGTCTGATGGCAAAATAGATGCAGAGGAAGCAGAAGATATTTTAAATGAGTTAGCAAGTGATGGTGAAGTAACTGCAGAAGAAGTTCAAAATCTTGCAGATGCTTTATCCGAAGATGGAAAATTAACCAATGCAGAAAAACAATTAGTAGCAGAGGCTCTTGTAGAGTCTATTGCTCCTGGAGAATCTTTAACCAAAGAACAAATACAAGAGGCTGGAATTGAGTATAAAGATTTGCCTGCAGATACCCCTGTTGAAGTTCGTCAAGATGAAAATGGTAACGAAGTTGTTATTACTGCAGAGGTAGCAGCATCTTTAGTATTGCTTGAAAATCCTGCAGAGTTATTATCAACAGCATTTTCAGACCCTGGAGCTGCTCTTCAGGCACTAAGCAATATAGGCGCAGATATGTCAGATGAAGAAAGAGAAGAAGCAACAGATATGGTTGTAGCAACAGTTGTAGCAGCAGGTGCCGCAATTAATGCAGCAGCAGTTGCCACAGGAGGAGCCACAGGAGGTGGCACAGGAGGCGGAGGAAGTTCTGGGGGAGGCTCATCAGGAGCTAATTCACCAGGTTCACGAGGAGGAAGAAAATGGTAAGAATAATAAAGAATATCCTAAAAGATATGGTAGACCAAGCATGGACCCTTCTTGGTATGTTTATTGCTTGGGTAGTTCTGGACGGAAGTGCAAAGACAATTGTAGGTTATGGAATCATGGCAACAACTGCTCTTTGGATAATTACAAGTCCGATCAGAAATAGAAACGAGGAATAAAATGGCAAAAGCGCATATTGAAGAGCCAACACAGGTAGGATCAGGAGCAATTGCAAGCATAAATAATATTTTTATGAGAATAATTGCAGTATTTGCAGCATCAGGATTATCTGTAATTGGAGCAGGTGCAGTAGTAGGAATTGAAACCTACAAAGCAGTTATATTAGCAGGTACTCTTGGCGTCGCCACCGTAGTTGAAAGGCTTGCACGAGGCTTTCTGGATGATGGTAAATTAACTGTAGCCGAAATAAATGCAGCATTTTCAGCAGTAGATAAAAAAGCTGCTAAATAATGCTATAATTATACTATGAATAAATATCGCATTAAATTAGATATAGAGGTAGAAGTAGAAGCCTTTAATACTGAAGATGCAAGCGAATATATTCATGATATATTTAATGTAGATGACGAAATTAAAAAAATTAATGTCGTAAAAATATCACCCATCAATCATTGACAGGACCACTGTACAAAGTGTATACTTATATAGTACAGTGGTTTTGTGCATATTGGTCCATAGCTCAGTTGGTAGAGCGCCAAACTGTTAATTTGGATGTCCCAGGATCGAGACCTGGTGGACCAGCATATGCCCGAATGGTGGAATCGGTATACACGACAGACTTAAAATTTGTTGCTTCACAGCATGTCGGTTCAAGTCCGACTTCGGGTACTAGAAAAGGTAAAGAAATTTGTTACATCTAACGGAGAAAGGTGTTGAGATTTTTATTAAAAGATCTCAAACAAAATCACAAGAATCATTTTGGAACAATTATGACCTTGTGATATGGCAAAAAGATAACGGCGGCTATACATCCACTAACGGAATGTACAGACAAAATGCTTGGGGTAAGTCAGAAAAATTTTCTGTCAACCGTGAAGGAACTTGGAAGCTGCCAAAAAAATATGTCAAGTATTTTAAATAATTTAGGTATAGAAAAAGAAGATCCAAAGTGGTGGGACCTAGCTTTATGTAAAGGTATGGACACTAATTTATTTTTTGATAAATATGAATCCGATATCAACATTGCAAAAAGTATTGATGAAGCTTGTCTATCTTGTCCAGTTATCAAAATATGTCATGATAGCGGAGTAGAAAATTCAGACTATGGAGTCTGGGGAGGCATATTCTTGAATTCAGGATCTACTGACAAATCAAGAAATGCACACAAGACAAAGGACGTCTGGAAAAGAATAAAGGAAAAGCATGTTTATTGATAAGAACAAGGATCATTTTAAGTACGGAGTAAATGAATGGACTGGTGAGCCAAACAAGCCAGTATTCTATACTAAAGAGATGGCTAAAAAGGTTAGAGAGTTAAAGTCTCCTGCACCCAATCTTGAAATGGATATAGTTAAGTACCCAGAGTTCTTGGCTATTAGATTATATGAAAATAATTTTGCACAATACGACGGCTCAATGAGAGTCAGAGTAATAGAGTATATAGAAATGGTAAAGAACATTCTACAGTCATACGGAGTAAGAGTTGAACTTGAAGGAAAGCCAGGGGGTAAGAACAATGGATAAGGTTTTATGCTACTCATGCAATAAGAGCAAGAATGAACTTACAGCAAAGAAATCTACACTGCTAGCTATAAATTTATTGTTATGCAAAACATGTACAGAGAATAAATTTGAGCCTAGATGGATAGTGATATTAGCTGGAAGACAATATGGCGCAGATCATGTAAAAGAATTTATTGCAAAAAAGAAGTATATTGGAGTAGATATAACAGCTTCTGAGTTATTAATTTAACATAGATAATGCGGTATAATATTCATATAATGAATATTTCTCTAACTCAGATATTAATAACTCTGTTTGCTGCATCTATAAGCGGCCTGCTTACCGCACAGATAAATTCTAGGCGATCAAAAAAGGAGAGGGCTGCTCAGGCTGCAGATAAGGCTCACGACCAGCTTTTGCTAGAAATTAAAGACCTTCAGATTAAATTATATAAATTAGAGAAGGATTTGTCTGAATGGAAAGATAAGTATTTTGAGGCTATTCAAGAATTAATTAAGGTAAAATCTGAGCTAGAGGGAACTATGCTTAGATTAACCCATATTGAGATGCACGAAGACGGCCTCGATGACCTCTAGCATTTCGAATTTATAAATAGTATACTGTTAGTATGACCTGTATAGTAGCCATTGCCCAAAACGGTGTCGTTTATATGGGCTCCGATCATGCCGCATCAGATGAGAAAACTGGGTGGATCCTGTCAAGAAAAGAACCAAAAGTTTTTAAAAATGGTCAATACGGAATTGCATTTACAGACTCATTTCGTATGGGGCAGATCCTTCAATACATGTGGACTCCTCCAAAATACACACCAACTAAAACAAACTCTGGCTTAGATAAGTTTATGAGAACTAAGTTTATTGATTCTGTTAAGGCTGCGTTCAAAGATCACGGATACGGAAGCGTTGGATCTTCATCAGAAGAAGACACAGGTGGAATATTTATTGTTGGAATATGCGGAAGACTCTTTACTGTAGATGAAGACTTTCATGTTGGAGAAAACATAGTTAACTACATGGCGGAAGGAAGTGGTGGCCAGATAGCTCTAGGCGCATTGCATGCAACAAAGAAGCAAAGAAACCCTAGACTTAGACTAAAGGCTGCATTAGAAGCAGCAACTGAGTTTAATATGAGCGTAGCAGCACCCTATACATATATTCAAGTTTAGTGTATAATTGATATATGAAGACTGTGATATCAATACTAATTGCGTTTGCTATAATTGCTGCATTTAAGGCTATCAGGTCGAGATACAGTGTTGGAATATACTACATAGATAAGCTTGAAGAAGTTCAAGAACAAATTGCAAGGTCAATGAGACCCTTAGATATTAATGACCTAAAGCCAGAGAACTACGATCACGCTATGGACTTAAGAGGTACACCAACTCACCTATGTCCGTGTGGATGCAACATCTGGAATGTTAAAGTAATCTTTGATGATTTTGAAGTAGCAACCTATTTCCTTGATATGGAATGTGCCAACTGTGGCACAATGGCTACAGCACCAACCCTACTAGATAGAGAGAAAATGGAATGAGAAAATCTAAAAGACTTAAAGATCTTGAGCTTAAGGTAACTCAAATGGAAATGACTCTTGAATTACTTATACTTTCTGTAAACAACTTAATGGAATCACAAGAGATGGTTATAGAAGACAGAGGTACGCTCAATGCGCTTCAATCCAGCCTTGATTCTGGGAAATGGTACCCAAGCCTTAAAGAAACCCCTTGACATCTTGCTATTATTTAGTAGAATAGTCTTATGAATAAAAAACTAATAACTGTATTACTATCACTATCACTCATTGTACCTTTAGCGGTACACACTGCAAGTGCTGCAACACCAGCACCAACAATAGCCATCTTGGACACAGCGATTGATTCATCTTTGCCTGCATTACAGGGTAAGATAGTTCAAGAAGTTTGTATCCTGCAATACGGTCTATGTCCAAATGGCCAATCATTTATGGAAGGTGTAGGAGCGGCAGCAATGTCTGCAAGTACAATTACTATGAATGGCTTTGATCATGGAACACAGATGGCGTCTGTATTTGTGCGAACAAACCCTAATGCAAATATTGTTTTTGTCCGTATTATTGGGGATAAAGCAGGCATTCGTCAGCCAGCAGGTGAGGCAACAGTATACAACGCATTGAATTGGGTAAAGTCTAATGCATCTAAGTATAATATTCAGGCGGTAAGTATGTCACAAGGACATCATAATATTGGACCAGCAGGAACAGATTACTGTCCTAAAACCCCAGTAACAGAGCAGGCGGTCAAGGATTTAATGTCATTGCAAATTCCAGTATTCTTCCCTTCAGGTAATGGAAGAGACTATAAGAGAATCGATTGGCCTGCATGTCTAGATGCCTCAATTTCAGTAGGATATGTTGACCAGCAAAATGAAATTTCTTCTTCAAGTAATAATGATGATTTGAAGCTTGATTTCTTTGCTACAGGATTTTTTACTACTGCTGGCCCAGGAAATGTTTTAAAGAATATTTCAGGCTCATCATCTGCAACACAGGTAATGGCAGCAAATTGGATTGCTTATAAAACGGCAAAACCTTCGTCAACATATGAGCAGATTCTTGATTCATTCAAACAAACTGCATCAAAAACAATTGGGCGACAAGGATCATTTACAAAGCTTGCTAACCTTGGAAAAGCATTATCATATAACTCAAGTGCAGTTTCAGCACCTGTTGTACCATCAGGGCCAACAGCAGCAGAGTTAGCAGCAAAAAAGGCTGCAGCAGATAAAGCAATTGCAGATAAGGCTGCAGCAGACGCTGCATTAGCAGCAAAGGCTACAATTCAAGCACAAGTAAATGCAGCAATTGCTGCAGCAGAGGCACAGTATCAAATTGAATTAAAGGCTGCACAAGATAAGCTTGCTGCAACTAAAGCAACATGGCTGGCAAAACTTAATGGCTGAACTAACAGTAATGGATGAAATTATTGGGGAGGTTGCTGAAGACCTATATAACAAATGGGTTTCAGCAATGCCTGATGAAGAAAAGAATCAACACGCATTTAGCGCAATGTCAAAGAATGCACACGAGACAACACTATTCGTAATTCAAGAATTTATGAATAAGTTTAATGCAGCAGCGGAGGAGCTTAGGGACAAATGATAGTAACAGATGAATCTTTTGATTCTGTACTAAAAAATCATAAGTTAGTTCTTATTGATTTTTGGGCACCTTGGTGCGGACCGTGCAGAAAAGTGTCTCCGATCCTAGATGAGATATCAAATGAGTGCGGGCTCTGGGTTGGAAAGTTAAATGTTGATGAGAATCCTGTCAAAACAGCAGAATACTCAGTAACCACAATCCCCTATATGGTACTATTTAAGGAAGGTCAGCCAGTTAAAAAGATACTTGGTGCTAAGCCTAAGCATGTATTGCTAGAGGAGCTGTCTGAATGGATCTAGAATTTGATTCAGAAGATGCTAATCATTTAGAGTTTGAAATATGGCTTAAGAATGGCTATGATCGGGGATGGATATCAGATGTATTTTGCGATACTCATGATGGTCCACCAATGTCCGATGAAGAAATGGAAGAATGGGATGAAGGCGGAGACCCGTGTTCGTTCCACGTAAAAATACATGAATTACACTAGCGACATTTGATATAGAAAAACGTCTTACATAGTGTGAGACATGTCACAAACTTCTGAGCTCGTAAAAGAGACAGATTAAAATAAGGAGAAATAAATAGAATGAACTCATTCAAGAAAGTATCGCTAATCATCGCTGCAGCCCTGACTAGCACAATGCTTGTATCACCTGCAGCGCAAGCCAATGCTGGAACTGTCACCCTAACAGTGGCGGGAAGTGCAGCAACAGGTGGAACAGTAGTAACAACTCCTGTATCACTACCAGTACCAGCAGATAACAGTGTAGATGCAGCAGATGCATTAAAGATTGCCGTAACAGGCGTAGACACTGGAACAGTAGTAACAGCAGTTGCAGTAAATGCAACACTTGTTCCTGCTCTAGCAGCAACTGGTGCAGCAGTAACAGCATCATCTGGATCCTCAACGCTATCAATAGCAACAGGAACTGGAACATCAGCAGACTTTTATGTATATACTAAAAGTACAGCAGTAGGATCAGTATCGATTACTCGTGCTGGAACTACAACAGTTTATTATGTACAAGGTACCGCAGGTGCTTTGAACTCAATTACACTAACCGCTCCTGCCTCAGCAGCAGCAGGTACATCACAGGTACTTAAGGTATCAGGATACGACGTGTTTGGTAATCTAAAGGGTGGGGCCACAATTAATACTTTGGTTTCAAGCTCTGGAACAGCACTGGCAACAGCGCTAACAACAGACACAGCAACAGCAACACTTGGAACAAAAGAGCAGACAGTAACAGTCCCTGCAACTGGTTCAATCACAGTAGTTGCTTATGCAACAGTAGCAACAGCCGTAACAGGCCTAGCAGCACCAGTCGGTTCTGTAAGCGCTACAATTGTAGTACGTGATATTGCAGCAGAACTTGCAGCAAAGAATGCAGAACTTGCAGCAGCAAACCAAGCACTTGCAACAGCCAATGCAGCACTAGCAGCAGAAAAGGCAGGACGTGCAGCCGATAAGGCAGCATCAGATTCTGCAACAGTTACCGCTAAGGTAGCGTCTGATCTAGCAGCAGCAACAGCAGCAGCAAAATACAAGGCGGAATACAATGCACTTGCAACTAAGTGGAACAAGAAGTTCCCTAAGTTAAAGGTTGCACTAAAGAAGTAAATAACTTCGATTAATGGGGGCAGGATCTTAGGGTCTTGCCCCCTTAATATATAAATGATAGAATGGTAATATGGAAACTAACAAAAGAAGTTTATATAAATCAATTACTTGGCCTGCAGTTCATATCGGATTTGTTGGCACATTAGTCTATTTCTTTGAAAAGATTATTACTGGCGAAGCCCATTGGGAGTACGCTGGCACATTTGCAATCATATACACAGCATGCGAAATGATTGGATTTTTCTTACACGAAAGAGCATGGTCAAAATTTGGTGGCAAGATTAAATAATGTTTAGCGGTGTTTGTGAAATAAAAGATTGTGGTAAACCAGCAAAACATATAGGATCATTGCCTGAATCTGGGATCATAGATATGTGCGTAGATTGTTATCACAAGTTATATAGGTCATAATAAATGAATGATTATCTTATCAAGGCAGTTCAACTTGATGTAAATGGCATATGCAATTCTTCTTGCTGGTTTTGTCCAGTAGCATACGCTGGCAATCCAAAGTCAGCAATAAGAGATATGCCTTTATCAGAGATAGAAAATATATTTATTCAGTTAACAGAAGGCAAGGGAGATTTTGTAGATCCCAAACTATCAATTGTGTTTTCAGCTAATTATAATGAAGTCTTACTATATAAAGAGTTTGATGCAATGATGGATCTATATGCTAAATATAATTTTCAGACAAACATACTAACTAACGGCGTGAACTTAACCAAATCAAAAACAGATCTTTTAATAAAGCACAGAAACTCTATTCAAGGAATACTTTTAAACGTACCTTCGTCTGACCCAGAAACCTGGTCTAAATATGTGGGAATGAACATAAAGCTATTCCCTAAAGTAATAGACAACATAAAACATTTTATAGAAGAAAATAATAAATTAGAAAACCCAATATTTATTCATTTAATGATAAATGGAATTAACGAAATGTCTTTAACTGAAAATGGTGGATGGCTAGATCTATTAGAGAATGCGCCAAAGATGGACCTAAGCCTAGAATCTGGAGACTTGAAGAAAGAGTACGATAGATTTAAGTTAATATTTCCAGGACTCAGCATTAGCAGTGCTCATCACCTATACGACAGGGCTGCTCACCTAGAAACATTTAAGATAATGACCCAGCGTTTTGCAATTGAAAAGTATTTAAAGCCCAAGGGTAGCCGTGTAGTCGGATGTAACGGTGGCCTTGGAGTTAGAAGCAGGACAAATGAATGGGTACATATAAATGCAAATGGAGATTTATTCATTTGTTGTGCTGATTATGATTTTGAAACAGTATATGGCAATGCATTTAAATCAACCATAAAAGAAATATGGCACAGCAAAGATAGGTCTGACATGGTTCAGGACTCCTATTCTAAGATGTGTACCAGCTGTTCTGCGGCCATCTGGGGCGATTGATGTGCTGGTTATGTGGGTGCGCTGATCACATCGGCTTAGGCAACGACAGAGAGCCTTCAGAGGAATCTGATCCTAATCAACTAAATGCTATAATAGAGGGATGAGCGGAATACTAGTCCCGCTTAAATAAATAACCTATAGGAGTAATAAAATGTCAGACGGATTAAATTTAACAGGATTTAACGAAGTAAAGCCAGCAGTACAGCACACAATCGGAGAGCAGTACGCTGCCGACCCATCAGCAGCATTTCCTGCATCAGATGTTTCTAACCAAGCATCAGCACAGGGCCCAAAGTAAAAATGGGTCTATTCGATAAAGAAGAAGTAACTGCTCCATCAATGGAAGCAGCTATCGCTGAGGCTGTAAAGCCAGTTGCAGAAGCTAAGGCTGCGCCAGCACCAGTTGCAGACGCTACAGATTACTGGGCTAACGCCTGGGCAAATCGAGGCGTATAATGTGTTACGAATGCGGATGCGAAACATTAGGTAGCACCCAAGGCGCTACCCCAGTCACAATTACAGATGTATCTAGAGATGGTGAGTCAGGCTTAACTAATGAGTAATAGTTTTAAAAAAGAAGATGGTACTGGCATGGTGCCACCAGCTAACGCTGGTGCACCTGCTGGTGCTGTTACAAGCACAAATACTCCAAAGAAGCACCCAAGGCAGGGAGTAAAGATTGATAGAAACAAGCACGGTATAAGAAGAGAAACAAGTTTAATACCAAAGCCACCAAAGAAATTTGGCAGAAAGAAAGTATAATGTGCAAACAATGCGGGTCTTGTTCAAAAGAACATACTTATAGCATTGATGATGCAGTAGACGTAGTTCTAGATTCTACAGTCGTATAAACATTGGAGAAAAAATGATTCCATTAAACACGGAATTTGTTAGAGGCTTAGGCTATACATTTGACATGTTGGATCCAAACATAATGATGGTCAGAGACTTTTTAACGGAAAAAGATCTAGAAGAACTGTGGGCAATAATAGATAACTCCAAAGAAGATGACTGGGCAATGCAACTGCATTATACAAAACACCTAGAAGATCGTGCAGAAGAGCTCACAGGAAGTCGTGATATAGACGCAGCAGGAATTGAGCGAACAGAAAATTGGGATGACAAAGTAACACCACTTAGTGGTAAAACGTCTCTTGTTCAAGATCTTCCTGAAAGAGTTTCTAAATTCTTTTTCCCAAATTCAGACAAACTAGATTTTAGAAGTTTTGGAACAATACAAAGAATGTATGATGGAACAGAATTAAAAGCACACTATGACGATAAAGCAGATGCCAGACACGCCTGGGCTTCAGTTGCTTATATAAATGATAATTACAATGGCGGAGAAATTTACTTTACAAATAAAAATATAGAAATAAAACCTCCGAAAGGAAGCTTACTTGTTTTTCCAGGAACTCAGGAGTACGAGCATGGAGTTAGACACGTAACGTCTGGGCCTATTAGATATGTTCTTCCAGCTTTTATATTTGATCATTCGATAGGAATATAATGTATTCTTTTGAAACGAATGCAATATCTGGAGGAAGACCTGATAGATATCCAGATAGCCCACTCAACACACCAATTTCTTTAAACTCTACATACACTGCAGGTGGGCAATGGGGTTACGCAAGATACGGAAATGATTCTTGCAAATCTTTAGAAGAAACAATTTCTCTTTTAGAAGGCGGAAAAACATTAGCCTTTTCATCTGGCATGTCAGCAATAAGCTCATTGTTTTCAAATATACCTGTAGGGTCTATTGTTGTTGCTTCAAATCAAGGCTACGCTGGAGTTAATGCAACAATGGAAAAAATGCATAATGAAGGAAAGATTATTGCAAGATTTGTAGATATAACAAACACAGGAGAGGTTTTAGCAAACCTAGAAGGTGCATATATGTTGTGGCTTGAGTCACCAACAAATCCTAGGCTTGAGGTTGCAGACCTTAATAGATTAATTAGATCTTGTAACAAAACAGGCATAATAGTAGGAGTAGACAATACATTTGCAACCCCAATGAATCAAAAGCCATTAGACCTTGGTGCAGATATGTCAATGAATTCAATAACTAAATACCTTGCTGGACACAGCGATGTGCTTATGGGATCTATTTCTTTTAACAACAATTCCTTGTATGATGCTGTGGAGTTTTCAAGAAAAATAAATGGAACAATACCTCAGCCATTTGAAGCTTGGTTAGCTTTAAGGGGCATTAGAACCTTTCCGCTAAGATTTAAAAAGGCGGAGTCAAATGCAAAAGAATTATTTAAATTAATAAGTAATCACAGCAAAATTTCAAAAGTTTATTACCCTGGGTTTGGGGCCATGATCTCATTTGAAGTAAATGCTTCTCCAGAAGAGACTGAAGAAATTTGTAATAGATCAAAGCTAATTGCTAATGCCACTAGCCTTGGGAGCGTAGAATCATTATGGGAAAGAAGAAGAAGGTGGCCCCTTGAAAGCCATTTAGTATCTGAAAGCCTAATAAGATTATCAGTTGGCTGTGAAGATGTTCAAGACATCTGGAATGATATAATAGATTCATTATGACAAATAGAACCTTGCTAGATGGTACGCAGGTAAAAGAATATTCTGATCCAGTATCAATAACAGTTTACACCAAAGCTCCTGGAAAATGGAAGCTTACAGATATGGAAACTGGAGAGCAGTATATTGCTGATTCTGTTTCAGCTAAAGCTGATGTTTTGACTATGATTCAAATGGGCGTAATTAAAAATGTTAGCAAGTATACGCATGGGACATGGGTTAAAATTGAGAAAACTTTTAAATAATGAATATCCCTTTCTTCCACGCATGTACCAAGGTGCTGAGGTGGAAGAGTTTTCTAAAGCTGTAGATTTAACTATACATACAAAAGCTCCAGGAAAATGGCTTCTTATAGATTTAGAGACAGGGCAAGAGTATATTGGGTCAAATGTCCCTACGAAGTATGGCAGGTGGAGAAGGCTAAAGGATAGGGTAGTGCCCCGTAATAATTAGGGCATGCTATAATTAACCTATGAATACAATCGACAACCCAGCGGCAGTACACACATCAGAATGCGCTTCATACGCACCAGAGGTTATGTGTATTTGCCAAGATACACCAATTGATGATGTAAAAAGCTTCTACGATATTAGCTTAAAGTCGGCTGACGGAGAAGATAATTTCCTAAAGGAATTTGAAGGTAAGGTAACACTTGTCATTAACGTAACAGGAGAATGCGGTAATGCACCACAATACGGAGTTATTGAAGATTTGTACCAAGAGTATAAGAACGAAGGATTTGAAGTTTTAGCAGTTCCAACAAATGACTATTGCGGAGCAGGACTAACATACGGAGAGCACGTATATGGTTGCGAAGATGCAAAGGGAGCACGTAAGTTTGGAACAGAAAAGTATAATGTAACATATAAGTTTTCAGAGTTAGTCGAGTCTAACCCTGGCCCAGGTGATATCATTCCAGGTCTTCCAGGAAAGCATGGAGTCGTAACACCACACGCTATTTACAAGTGGCTAGGATTTCAAGGTTCAAAGAATAAGGATACAAAAGATAACGGCTCATTCATGTCTGGTAATTTTG